ACTTCAACGCCAGTTCTAAAAATAGGATTTGAAATCACAAGCACCCCCGGCGGAGCTCTATTTGCTAAGCCTTGATCGTCAAACAAAACAGATTGTTTCACTTCTTCGAGTTGTGTTGCTGTTGGTATTCCATCAGGCTCAGTTGTCGATCGAGAATAAAGCCGCATTTGATTATCACTAGGGTTGCCCGTGTAAGGCAAAACAAGATCGATCCCTTCAACCTCTTCGCCCCAGATTTGGTAATCTATACGGGCGCCACCTTGCGGCCTTCTTTGGAACCTAGTCGCAACCCTTTCGCGGTAAGTCTGCTCTTCTTCTTGGTCCGCTGCAACAACCAACACATTGGTCACAGTTGCGGTTCCGTTGATGAAAGGAAGCGGATTTGCAAACTCTAATTGATCGCCAGCGGATAAATTTCCTAATTCACCAAAGCCCAAATTTCCCTGGTCATCATCAACCGCTTGCACGCTTGCTGTGATTGACGATGCGTTCAAAGGTACAGTTGCGATCACAGAATAAATAACACCCGTGTCTTTTTTTATGAGTAAACTGTTAGCCTCTAAATTACCGTTTTGCTCTTCAACAATGACTGAAATTTCAGCTTCAGCCCTTGTCGCCGGCTTTGGACCACCAACACCAATCAGTTTGCCCCATTCGATCAGCGGGCTAAATGTTTTCCCGTTGACAGTTTGAGAATCATAGCTGGCCGAATTCACAAATAGCTGTAAACAAACCCACCCCGCGAACTTGTAACCGACAACGAAAATTGCAGCGAGAACTTTTGCAAGCACTCTCGAAAATGATTTAGGAAAAATCGGGATCGTTGTGCCGATCGCTCCCTCTAATTGCGCAATAATATTTTCATAAATCTCTTCGATTGTTGGCACTTGCTGAGTCATCTTGCCCCCGTCCACTCTCTGGTGAATTGTATCTGTTGATCTTCGCCGTTTACAGTCAAATCAATTGTGATCGAAACTCTTTTTACTGCAACCAATGCAATTTGAACCGACAGTTCCGAGACAATACCACCGATGAGCCATGACAAATCCCTAACAACAGCATCCTGAACTCTTAGCAGATTTTCAGAAGTTGCCGGAATGCTTTCTAGCAATTTTTGCGTTTCGGATCTTAGCGATTCGTTAGGGTCTTCACCTATTCGGTTGCCCCAAAATTGCAAGCTATCAGTGCCGGGCAAGTTTGAATCCTCGAAGTTGCCGCCAAACAAAGACAAGATTGCAGCACTCGTCAAACCGTTGCCGATCAAAACATCGCCGCCGCTTAAAATTAAATCGCCGCCGTTTTCTTCAAGTATTAAATCAACATCGCTCATCTGTTAGCTCCAATTTATCGGCGTGCTACCCGGCGCAATAGCTGTTGCCGTGCCCGTCTTCATCCATGTATCAATCGCGCTAGCTAGGTCATCAGCGGCTTGATCCGTGTTGTCAGTAGTAGACACCCAAAGCAAAGCAAAACCCACAGGACCAGCAGGAGGGACCGCAACAAATGCAGGCGCCATGCCAGCGCCTACGCCAGCGCCAAATGTTGTCATAGCTGGCTCCATCAACGGCGCCGCTGCAACGCTAGAAAACGCGCCAGTAAAAACACCAACCAGAGCACCCTTTAAAGCACTGACACCAACAGAAGGCGGAACAACATCAGACGCATAATCAACGAGCGCTTGAGCCCAAAGATCGGCTGCCTCCGCATGCGTGCTTGGCGGGTTGTCTGCAATGTCTTTAAAAGCTTGCTTTAGTTTAGATTTGGATAGCGCCATTATGTGCCTTCTGTAGGTTTAGAAGTTGGCCCCATTGCTGAATTGTGAAGAAGAGTTGATAAACTAACTGAAGCCGCGCCATCTTTAGCTGTCACCTCACCAGTTGCTAACACATTGCCCGGCGTGGTTATGTTTCCGTTTTGGTCTATTTCAACGCCGTTCAAATTGAGCTTTGAACCACCTGCAATCGATTTGATTTCAATTGTGCCGTTGGCTCTGCAATATACCTCGCAAGCAACAGCCCCGCTTGCATCTCTCGCATATGTGCGCGCCTCACCCGCGCCCGCTTTTCGATTGTTCCTGTTCGGGTCATGGTAGCCGCTCACAATCTCATCACCTGTACCAGGACCGCTGAACGTAGCGAAGAAATCACCTTTTGACGGCTGAGAATCAAAGCCAGCGGGCGCGTAGTGTTCCGCCGTATAGATCGCACCGCCGCCAGGGTCGCCCTTTACTTCTGGCGGCTGTTCTGAGCTGTTATTATTTAACGCCCATGATAAAAATTCTGCTACTCGTCCCATGGAAAAGACTCCGGTAAATCGCCCGAAAGCGAGCCAGGCAAAACGCATTTAAGACTAGCAGTTTTGGAACTAGGCGTGAACTTTAAACGTGTGCCCATTACATAAAGAGGAGTTGTTTTGTAAACCATGGCCCCCGGCGCATTCAAAGTGATAAACCGATCTGGCGTCCAATATTCGCCTCTCTGATCAAGCACCGTTGCAACTTCTATTTCATAGGAAACAGTGTCAGCAAACATCCGCCCCAAACGAGCGTTCACAGCTTCAGGAACATCGGCCGGATCAGTGTCGTTTAATTCGTAGACATAGGGCCTTGAATCAAAACCCGTAACGAAAGGATTGCGCGCCGTAAATTTAGAACCTCTTTTACCGCCTTTAGTTTTGCTGATCGCCGTGATGGATGTGTGATAATTTTGAGTGTCAAACGTTGGTGTGACTTCTGTCACCGGCTGAGCTTCTGTGAGGGTAGCAACCGCATTAAAGTTGGTTGCTGGCTTGTAAATTTTTAGATCCCCATTTTCAGCAGACGTTACAATGAGCGATCTTTGTTTTGCTAAACTGATAAGCAAATCTAAAATCTTTTGACCCGGCTTTAGTTGTATTTTTTCAAACGGAGTTCCAGAAGTTGAACCGTCAACTTTTGCCGCAATACCAATCGGCTCACACATTGATTTTGCGATTTTATCAAGGTTCAAATTTTTGTATTCCGTCGGGAATTGTTCAGGCGTAGCAGTGACATCAGCGAGGCGCCCGCATAAAGCATAGGCTGTGACTGTTACCTCGCTGCTCTCTGCATTGACTCTCGGATCAACGCCCATCATTGTTCCAATAAAACGAATTTTTCCGCCAAGAAAAACCACAACCTCTTTGTAAGAGAACGGCTTGAATTTTTCTCTTAGCTCGCGCCTTTTTGGATCGAAGTTGCAAATCAATTCGACCTGAGCAATCGAATCAGCAAACTCTGTTAGGGTAACACTCGACCAAAAATCCCAAGCTTCGCCGTCAATTTCAATTTGCACATCACTAGGCATAATAAGAACTTTTCCTGCCCCGTTTTAAGATGTACATTTCTTCGCCGCCGATCCTGTTCGTGTCGATAAATCTTTGCAAAGCTTGGTCTGTTACTTCGCCGTAAAATTGAGAGCAAACATCGACCATATTTCTGTCTCTTTGAAGATAAACAATTCTCTCAACTAACAAATCAAACGAATCACTAACAAGCTTGCCGATGATTTGTGAAACTGCCTTTTGACTCGCTTGATACATGCCGCCCGTATCAATAAAGCCAGTATCAACGAACAACGCATCAAGGATCGCGCTGTTGCTATCGCTGATCCTGTTTACATTCAAAGCAGTTTCGAGAGCGTCTGGCCTGTTTACGAAGTCTTGAGAATTCGCGCTGACAACTGACGCATTTGTCGCCGAAAGAAAAACCAAATTGTTCAATGCAACTGCATTATTGTCCTTCACATCAGACAACTGATTTTCTCTGTCTCTTGAAAAGAACTCATATCCCGCAAGCTTGGATTCTATGTCCGCAATAGTTCTTGCCGGTGACTTGATCAGCTCAATAATTTGAGACGCTAAATTTGCCGGCGCCGTGACAAGAGTGTCGATCGACTGTGTGATTTTTCTGGCTTGGTTGTCGTAGTCTCTCTGGGCGCTAGCTATACCATTTGAAATATTGCGAATCGTCTGCGCGCTGTCTTGCAAAACTTGTAAAACGTCGCTGGCCATTTTTGCCTGAGAAACCGGATCAGATAAATCAACGTCGCTTTCAAACTGAGCCGCCGCCGCTATGTCGAACCCATCATTTGTTTGTGTGATTTTACTTTTTGGAACCGTTGCAAATTGTGGATAAATATCAGCCAGCGTTGACGAAAACGTGACCATGATCGTTGTTTGGTTTGCAGCGGAAACCATCAAGTTTTGGCGCTCAATTGTGCCAGTCGGAACAACGTCAATTGTCCCATACATCGGGTGCTCCAACTTGCCTCGCCCGCGCTCTGTTAGAAGCCCCTCAAACGCTGTTGCGATGCGATCGTGATCGTCGCCCGTAAAATAACACATGAGAGGATAAACCCCTTCGTCATGCCCGTTGTCTTGAACAAACTTCCCATCAATCCCGTTGAACTCAAATGTTGTTGTTCTTTTTTGAATCGTTCGCTGAAGGTCAACAAATTGAAAAACAATCCTTTCGCCTTCTGGTCCAGTGTAAGCCCCTTGCTTTAGTCGCTTTTGCCAACCGGGAATTTGAGCAGCGTTATCACTAAGACCTAACGTGTTAATAATTGCGCTGATATTTGCATCGCCAAAGCCCATCTTAAACACCTCCAGAAGCAGGCAAAGCCAAACCGACAGGCCCTTTGCTTGTCGCTGTTACGGTCGCCGGCCCCTTTACCGTTACCCCTATTTGACCGTCAACCGTTGTTGTCCCTCCGCCCTGTTTGCCGGATTGAGCGCTTGCCGCTCGCTGTCTAGCGGCTTGATTTTCAGCCTCTTCTTGCCGGCCCATTTCGCCCTCAGTAAAGCTGAGCAAGTTTGCATATTCCATGCTTGCGCCTAGCGCATTAGCGATCCCAACAACGGTATTATAAAGAAGTTTTGCCGGTGCAAGCATCGCATCGATCCCCATCATGAAAGCAATCTTGAATTCATCCCAATAATAAATCACTAACATGATTGCAGCAACGATCGCCATGAATGCAATCGAAATCGGGTTTGCGTTGATCAGCGCTGTTAGTATTCCGACAGCAGCAGTCCAAACCGTTGTCGCTGTTGTAACTAAGAAGATTGAACCCAAAACAAGCCCTAGAATTTTCGTGATCGTCCAAAGTGCTGGAGCCCATTCCTTGAACGTGTTGACGATTGAAACAATGTCCTCTTTGGTTGCCGGGTCGCTAAGCCATGCCGTGAACTCTTGAATCATCGGACGCAAAGCACCCTTCAAATTATCATTTAAAGCAACGCGCAAACCATCAAACGCCGATCCCATTTTGGTTACGTCGCCGTTTAAATTGTCGAGCTTGGTTTTGGCCATTTGCTCAGCGGCGCCCCCGGCTTCTTTGAGCATATCCGTGAAGGTTTGACCTTGCTTGTTAGTTGCTCCAAAGGTTTCAGCAAGCACCATCAGCGGCTTCATACCACGAAGGCCCGCCAGTTCTGCGAACGCCGCAACTGCATCAGCATTGCCTTCAAATGAATCTTGCAGCTTTAATGCTTCTGCAAAAAATTCTTTCGGAGGCTTCATTTTTCCGAACGAATCGACAAATGAAACGCCCGCTTTTTTCATCATATCAGCAGCCGCTTTGCTTGGCTTCGTGAGCTTGGTGAACATTGTTTTGATCGAGTTCCCCGCTTCACTTGCATCAATGCCCACATCTTGCATTTTTGCAGCCATAGCAACCGAATCTTCAAGGCTTATGTTGAACATTTTTGCAACTGGCGAAATGCTTTTCATCGATTCGCCAATGGTAGCAATCGAGCTTTTGGTTTTGGTACTCGCCAAAGCTAACACATCCATCACACGCTTTGCCTGCAATGTATTTTCTGCCATGTCATCCGACTTCAAACCTAAACCGGCCATGGTAGAAGTAAGGATCGCAGCAGCATCAGCCATTTCTAATTCGCCCGCGCTTGCGCCCGCGAGAACGCTTCCCACGGCGCCGATCGATTGCTGAGCTGTAAACCCTGCTTTGGCTAGCTCAACCATGCCTGAAGCCGCCTGAGCGCTCGTAAATTCTGTCGTTGCCCCTAGTCGCGCCGCCTCTTCTCGCAATGCTGACATGTCTTCATCCCATGTGAGCTTACCCATTGCCGCTTGGACCTTAGACATTTCAGAATCGAAATCACGGCCGGCTTGTGTGAGCTTCCAGACGCCAGCAGCCGCGCCCACAGCAGCCGCGCCCATAGCCACGAGCCCATTTCTCGAAGCGCGTTGCAGTGTTGCGTTTGCCTGAAGCTGTCTGGCGCGCCGGCTCTCCAAAGAATTTAGCTTTCGTTGCTTTCGGATCTGCTTGTCTAAGACCTTAGACACATAATCTTTGCCCTTGAAAACTGTTTCTAAGACGAACCGGCTAGCCATTTTTTTATTTCTTCTTTGGTTTCGTTCGCTCTCTCAAATCCGCTCTAATAAAATCATAATAGGTTCGAATTTCTGAGAGTTTTAATTTTTTAGGCGTTGGTAAACTGCTGTATTCTATCTGAATCTGCATGAACATTTCCAAAAAAACAGCCGGGACCTTGTGAGTGCTCAACCATTTGCCTTCATCATTTTTTACGCCTCGATAGTGCGCATCTTGCCCGCCTCTCACGACGGTTGAGCGGGCGTCTACGCCAAAAAAAGCGTCATGATCACTTTGCAAACTTTGAGATCCCTGTTTTTCATTTTTGAAAACAGACTAGGATCTTGCTTCGTGATTTCTCCCATCATCATGAATTGCTTTGCGTTGTCTGCATTCTTTTTTCCCTTGTCGAGTGCAAGAAAAGCAGCACCATCAGGCTCAAAAAAGGTGACTTTTTCAACGCTTAGATTTTCGGTTTTCTGAAAATGAACTGTAGGTTCGCCATCATCGTTGACTGTGATCTTTCCTGACTTCACATTTTTAACAAACAAATCTTTGAGTGACTGGAAATCAACCCGATCCTCATCGGTCATTGTCTTTTCATTCACATCAAGATCCATACATTCAACGAATCTTTCAAATTCTAATTCAGCCGTTGCAGCGTCCACTGAGTTCATTTTTTCACCTTGTTATGTTGTTGTTAGTTTGACCAAAACAAGGGAAGCGGCTTTGAGAAAACAGCCTCCCTTGTTTAGAGATTACTGAGCTTTCAGGTTTCCGGGTCCCTTGAAATTCATGGTCCCCGTTGCGTTCATTGAGGTGCTTGTCACTTCACCTTCAATCGTCCCTCTTCCTTGATACTTAGTGTTGTCAACATAAGCAATCAAGATCGGAACGTACTCTTGAGAATCAGCAACGCCTTGAAGGAATTCAAGGTCGCCACGAATGTTGTCAATTTCCAATTGAACACCATCAAGACGCCATAGGACGCGAGTCATTACCTTTCTCGCGCTACCATCACCATTCGGCTGATTCTCGTTGTTGTAACCACCGAGATCCATCGTCACATCGTTATCAGCAGCAACCGGAAAAAGCCGGTTGTTGATTGAAATGCTTTCTATACTTCCACCAATTGCCATTTGTTATCACCTTGTTAGTGTTAAAGATTAACCGACAACGGGTGCGCTGCCGAAAAAGAAGCCCCAATTTAGAGTCACATCTCTGATGTTTGCGTTGCCTGATAGCTGAACAGTTACCTGAATATCCAAACGCTTTGGATTGCTCGGGTTAATGTTTGCCGTGATACTTTCCTTGGCCCTATCTGGATCGCTAATGATCGCACCACGCGCCAAGTTATCGATCAAGCCTGCAACAGCAGCAATCGCCATCGCTGGAGTCTTCGCCCGTGGGTTAGTTGTTGGGCCTTCAGGAATCAAAGGTGCGCCATCCCAATCTGCATTGTTAAACAACAAGTCTAGGTTGTAGATAATGTTTTGCAGCCTGATAATGTCCACAACGTAACGATAAGCGGGAGGCACTTCGCCAGTTGGCGACCATGGCGTCACAACATCGCTCACATTGACAACCCCGTCTTTGACTTCGATCGTGCTTGAGCCTTGCTCAATGGCTAGGTTGCGCAAGTTGTAGTCCCACTGCTCCTCATCCTTGCCAGTGTTTAACGTGAAACAAGGCTGTGAGCCGTAATCCGTTGGCGGATTGTTCTGTGCAACCGAAACAATTCGGTTCACTTGAGCAGCAGCAATAACCCACGGAACATTATTTGAACCAGGATCGACTAGCTGACACGTAACGCGATCCGAACCTCGCCCTTGAGTGATGAAAGTTGCTTCGCCGACAGTCTTTTGATTGTCGCCATAGAAAACAACAGCAGGTTTATAAACCAGCGCACCCCATCGACCCTCGCCCCATTGCTGAAAACGATTCAGCTGAGTTTCTGTTTTTTCAGTCGTGAGAACCATGGTGTTCCACACTTGGCCAATTTTGGCCAATGCGTCTGTCACATCTGTTTCACCCGCGCCGCCAGTGAAATTCGAAATGCCCCACGTCACGCCAAACGAAGTTGGCCCGTCAATTTCGAACTGAATATCATTTGAAGCCGAACCCTTGAAGCCAGCAGTCAGAGAAACACCTGTGACTTGAACTGTGATCGTTGCCTCTTCGCCAAGGGTTGCAACTGTTGCGGTCAGGTCGAACGTTAAACCGTCAACAACTAAACCTGTGCCCGCCGCAAGATCCTTTGCGCGTAGCTGTCCATTTGGATCAAGCACGTTGAAAAGTTGATTCGTCGCATCACTGCAAACAATCTTATAAACGCCGCCTTTAGGCTTTCCGGTTGCGCTAGCGTTAGCAAGCGCAATGTTAGCGCTTGATGATTCTGAAACAGTCCCATAAACATTCTCAGATTTGGCAGGCATTCCCAAGGTGTTGCTGATCGAATCGTTCACATCCGACAACACCTTGCTGATATCAATCACGCCCTTGGCAATAAGAACAGGTTGCCCGCGAACGCCACCGATCACAGGAACATAGCTAGCGGTTTCTGTTGCAGTGCCAGGCGTAACAATTAACGCACCAACAGCAGCAGCGCCGCCGCTTGGATTTTCAAGCGGGATCACATCGACAACAACGGTTCCGATCCCATCGCCGAAAACAGGGAACAACTCACGCGCCATCTGATAAAGCGGCGAGCTGTAACCATTCGTTGCGCCTACTTGCTGAGCGCCACCGTCGATCGTGTATTTGTCTGTTGAATAAGTTACCCCATCCTCACCCGGCGCAATGAGCGCGATTCTCTGAGGCAAAAAACGCACGGCGCCGCCTGAGAGATCTTTGAAGTTGGTTGTAACACCTACGCCGCGAGCAACGGCACTTGGATCAATTCCCATTTTTTATTTCCTTAAATTATGGCGACCCGGAAACATCCGTGTCAACTGCGACCAATAAGCGGCCATCTTCTTCACGAAAAACACTTGAAGAAAAAATTTCAAAAACATCCCCAACAAGTTGGGGCGAGTCTATCAGATAATGAACGCCTAACGCTAGCCTTGCACCAACACATGTGATTGCTGCTCTCGTCTCTAGCTCTGGTTGAAATGTCGTTATACTCTCAACCCATCGACCGTAACAAAACTGATTTGAAATATCAGGATCAGGCCCGCTGTTAGCTCTTTGTGAGCCGAGATAAGTATATTGCGCAGACATAATGATCCGACGAGTTAAACCAAGCCAGCGATCAACCTCTTGTTTAGCTTGCTTGTCTCCTACTGTTTGACCGCCTGAGCTTGCGTTTCTTTTGCTTTGGCCAAACCCATAAATATCAACGTTAAACGTTCCGTCTGCCCTGTTAGCTCTAACAGTCGAACCATGCTTTTCATAGTTGGCAGACTCAAACCAAACGTTGATGATCGGAGTCAAATCATTGTCCTCTAATCGAGTATCAAACGGCTTCATCCTGCTCAAGTAAACATCGGCTCTGTATGCTTCAGGATTCTGACCAGCAGCAACCGCCAACACTTGCTGATTTGCAATCTCAACCGTGAGCAAATTTCCAATTGCAGCCGCAACCACTTCGTGACCGTCTGGAGTGTCTAACAGTTCTTCAATCAACGCCATCACTCGCTCCAAATGTCGATGAAACAAACAAGCACGCCGAGTCGATCTGGCATTGTTTCGAATATCCTAAACGTTTGCGGAGTTGTCTCCCCTGGTAATTGCAGCTCTACTAACCAAGGGCTAACAAGCTCATCCGGTACACCTACCGGCGTTCCAATTGTCAGAGAAGCAGTGGGCAAACTCACATGAGCCGCACGCCCTGAAATGTTTTGGCCTGTTTCTGGATCAATTGTGTTTCCAATGTCAGCGGCCATCCCGGTAATATTTTGAGTGCTACCGTCGGGAGCTGTGAGCACCATAGGCACGCCAAAGCCGCCAGCTGAATCTTCAAGGATCGCTTTCGTATCAGCAGCGGCTAAGGCGTACAGGTTAGGCATTTGTTAGGCTTTCACTAGCTTCTTTTTCGAAACTAAGTATTCAGCTTTTTTCGTTGCGTTTGCAAAATCGAAATCAAGATCTGACATGATAACTTTTTCGCCCTCGCATTTAATGCCGGATAAAGTTGTGAGAACAACGCCAGGAGCAACCTTCAAACCTTGCGATTCTGATTTTTCCTTTTTGGGCTCTTCAACTTGCGCCGGTTCAACTGCTTCTTTTTTAGCTCTTGCCATTGTTCAAACTTCCTTAAACAGTTGTTGTTAAGCAACCGAACGTGTCAATTGCGGTCGGAATGTAGATCGGGCGAGTGCCAGCAGAAACATAAAGCGCCGTGTTGTCTTGTGCGATCCAACTATTCCAAGTCATATCTCCACCATTGTTTGAACGGCGATTAGGAATAAATTGAAGTGCTCTCGACTCTGGGCCTGCCACGTATGGCAAAGCGCCATAAGCAACATCTAAACGAGTATTATCAGACAACATGATCACCTTGTTATCATCAATAAAGCGCGTGATGTTACCAGTCACAGGATCATTGTAGCGGCCCGTGTAAGTCCAAAGCTGGACGTTGTAAGGACCGACAGAAATGTCACCCATAAACACGCCGCCCGCTAAGTTAGCAGGACGATCAACGCGGCCTAAATCGATTCGTCGGTTGTCGAGGATCTTCTGAACCTCTTCATTTCTGACGAAGTTTTGCCAAGCCGTTTTTCCGAAGATAACGCGATCGGGATTGCCCTTGCCGTCATCCTGAACAACCTGAGCTAGCGCCTCAAGATCCAGCAAACATTTAGCGTTTGCCGTGTCTGACCATGCAGTCGTCACAGTCGGGAAATGAGTCGCTTTAGGGTCATAGTCGATCGTATAAACGCTGTTGTCTTCTGAGTCTTTGAGGTCAACCGTTCCGGTCTGTAAAACCTGTGAACCTTGAAGCTCAACAGCTCGACGAATCTTGCGATCCATCTTGCCCAAAACCTTAGCCGCATCAATCGCGAGATTTGCAGCATAAACAGGATCGGTGTGTGGGTTTTGACCAGCGCGGCGATCGTACAAATCGAAAGCCGTTAGAGCAGCTTTTTCCTTGTAGATAGGAGGCTTGTAAAGGTTGTTCTGATACAACATCGCCGTGTTGTCCCGGCCGCCATCAGCCAAGCTTTGAATCACGATTGCAACGTCATCAGTGTCTCGCTCAATGTCCATTGTGACCTGTTCAGATCGGAACGCACGTGAGCGAGCAAGTGAAGTTAAAAACGTAGGAGCCGCCGCGAAATCGCTGTACGTCTCAAGAAAAACGCTTGTAGTTTTTGAAATAGCCATTTGTTAGTTTCCTTAAACCGCGCCGGGGTTGTTGAATTGTCCAAGCTGATCCACATCGACAGCCTGAATGCCAACTTTGCGGAGTAAGTCTTTTTGAATTTTGGTGAGTGGAGTCGTCGGAGAACCGGCAAAAAATGTTTTGTCGGCTCGAATCATTCCGCCCAAAACTGGACGGATAGAAACATCACCGGCCGCCGCTGGCGTGAAATCATACTGAACGACTGCAACAGGAATCTGTGAGCCGTTGGTTTCAGCTAGATCACAAGCAACAAGCTTCTGGTCCGATGTAACGCGACCCAAAACTGTTCCAGCTTTCACTTCGGGAGGAGTAGCACCAACCGCCGCGAAAATATCGTCTTGGACATACGGAGTTTCCAAACAGATGGAACTCAAATCAATGTTTTCAAATTCTCGATTTGCCATAATAAACCTCTCACGTTAGTCGCTAACGACTACCCCTTGTAATGCCGAAAGCTCAGCAGCAAACGCCGCGCTAAACTTATCCTCATCAGAAAGATCAATGCTTTCTGATTTACCTTCAAGCGCCTCGCTCGCTTCAGCGTCATCGCTCTGGCGCGCTTCAATGTCTCGCTTTTTCAGACCAGCGCTAAGGTATTCAGCGGTCAAACTTTGAGTCATGTTAGCGCCGCTTTTGATTGCCTCAATCGCGGTTGCCATTGCGCCGGACGCTTCGCCCATTTGTAGATGAGCAGCAACGCGATCACGTTCTTCTTTGATAGCCTCAGCAGCCGCCGCCGTGAAAACGTCGGGGTGTTGGGCCTTGAGTGTTTTCAAGTCCATTTTGCATTCTTTCACGGCGTGAGCCGATTGTGAGTTACCATTCGCCGCAACAGAATTATTGCTTTGAATATTATCAATCATGCCCCTGTTAAGGGCTTCTTTGGCTAGGAACGTTCGCCCCTTGCCATAGTTTTCATTTACTTCGCCAGCAGTTGTATCACGGCCATCAGCAATCGTACTCACAAAAAGCTCATGAATAGAATCTAACTGATCCCTGATAACAGCTTGGCCCTCTTCTGTTCTAACGTCTGGCCTCTTGTCTGGCGCATCCGTCGATGTGATCGTGACCGTGTTATCATCAACTGAGAACTCAGCAGCAACGCCAATCGAACCAAAAGATGAAGCCGGCCCCCGCGCTTCAATGCTGCCCGTAGCGGCTGCAATCGCATAGGCAGCACTGGCCGCATAGTCGGCGACTGCTTTGACCGGCTTCGTTAGTGATTTAATAGAATCAGTGACAGCAAACAACCCGCTTGCTTGGCCGCCCGGCGAATTCACCTGAAGCTCAATCGATTTGACGTTCGGGTCCATCTCAGCAGCTTGCAAGCCTTCAATGATTTCATTGTAACCCGTGTGCTGCATTCCGAAATGTCTCATCAACGCATTCGGCCTCGACATAAGCGGACCACTAACTTGAATGTTCGCGACACCATCAGCAGCATGATAAACAAACGGATCTGAACTAGCTCTATAATCACTCACAGAAACATCACCCTTCAAATGATAAAGGGCTTTGATTTCTTCAAGTGCTTCTGTTTCAATCAACCATTTCATGCTGGGTCCACCTCTTGCTGTTCTGCGATTTCCGCATCAGTAAATTGACCCGCATCACTTGAAAGCGGGACTTTTGCCTCAAACGCGACTTCGCGTTCGCGCTTCTGTTTCTTTATGTTGTCGCGCCACTTCGTGCCCGTCGCAACTCTTGAAGCTTTATCAAACGACAAGAAACCATTGTTCACCGCCATCTGTAAACCCTTCATCAGCTTGTGCATATCAGTCGATGGCTTCACCTGCCCGTTCCATTCGCTTTTCGTCCAAGCTGCAAACAAATAACGACCCTCGCCAGTTCTAGCGCGCCAAGCGTCTATCAACCCGTTGGCTTGAACGCGACCCGCTAACACTTCGCTAATCAACCATTCGCTGTAAAACGGCTTGCAAAAATTCTTGCCCAACTGAGTTCGCTTCACTTGCAAAAACATTCCAAACTCATTGATCGCAGCTTGTGAAGCCGAATAATTCGAACCAAAACTGAGCATCAAAATCTCGGGAGGAATCTCTAACGCCCACGCTAGACCCTGCAAAATCCCTTGCTCAAAATCTGAAAAACTTTGATCCGCGCCCGTGTTTTGGAACCCTTGGATTTTTTCGCCGGGTGCTAGCCTATCAATCGCCAACCCTGGGTTCATACTTTGCGCAGACAGCTTCGCTTGACCTTGCCCGCCTTCTCCGTTCGTGACCCCTTTAGTGCGCCTTGTAGCGCCAGCAGCAACCGGACGAGTCCCGACCCCATCGCCGTCTTTGGTCACAAACAACGCAATCATCGCATTCACAACTGCTTTTCTTTGCGCGCTGTCCCTGAACCGATCAATCTCTTTTAGACTCTGCAAAATCAACGACAGAATCGGCTGACCTCGCACCTGATCCATTCGCTTGTCGCTGCCATAATACAACCAAGCCATCCGCCGATTTGTATTGCTACCATAGGCCGGGAGACGCTTGCTTGTCCCGTCTTCTTGCATCACCCAATACGCGAGGTGCTTTCCGTTCTGGTCTAACTCTACGCCGTGATCGATCCTGACGCCGTCCGTTAGCTCATTGTAATTGAGAGGAGTCTGAACCAGCGAACCGTTAATCAGTTGCACTTGCGGAACCTTCATGCGGCCGTTCATGCGCTCGACAACTAAAACATCACCAGTCACTAACGCTTCAAGCGTTGCAACCTGTTGCAGCTCGCCGAACGTCCTTTGCCCTTGGAAGTCGCAGAGTTTTGGATCGTTTGCCCATAGCTCGAACGCCTCTTCAGTCAAATCAGTCCAATCATCAAGCGCGCCCTCTTCTAAACCTAGAATCGGTTCAGCCGGCGTGCTCTCAAGTGATAGCCCTGTTACAACTATGTTGCTCACTAATCGACGAATAATACCGCGAGCATAAAGGACGCGCTCAAACAGCTCAGCGCTTTTAGAACGCAAACCCCAATAGTCGATCAACAGCTCAGTGTTGCCGCCAAAACCTGTTTCGCCCTCGAACTTTTCGCCGTTGTGGTAGCCATACCCCCAACCGTCGCCCGTTGGGTAAAAGTCAGCAACCTGTTCAACCGTTCGAACATCTTTGGGTACTGGCAAGCTAGGCGCCGACTCATAAAGAGCTGTCATCAACTTGTCAGATGAACCTTTACCTAAACCAAACATGATCACCTTGTTGGACGAACTTGCCGCACCGCATCGCCACATGTACGGGCGCACAAATCATCATATAAGCTCATCAGAGATTTTAGGGTGTTTTTTAACGAAGAAATTTCTGACCGCTGAACTGTTGTGCGAGTTTGCCCCGTGTCGAGCGTGTAGGATTGCGCCGCATTATTTTCAGCAAAGAAAATGATCGCGTCTTCATAGCGCTCAATCGCAATTGCAATTTTCGCCATTCGAGCCTTCCAAAATTCATTGCTGCAATCACTCATGATGCAAAAAACAACCCTTCACCTTCACACATATCATAGAAATCATCCCAATTCACTAAGTACTCACCAATTTTTTCATTTGGTGGGCATATGTTATGCGCTAACAAATCTAACACAAAGTAAGCATAAACCATGAGATCCCACAACTCGTTTCTTGAGTGGCTTGGTCTGTGCCAATAAAAACCCTCCAGCTTGCCGGTTTGCTTGTTTACTTTCTTCCTTTTCACCTCAACCGTGAGTTCTTTTAACTCTTCGTCTGTTATGTCTATCGGAGCGTTCCAGTGCCTCTCCGGCTGCATTCTATTACCCGGCCATTCATGCTTTAGCAGTGATTGCAAACGATCCTTGTAAGCGTCAACGCTCACAACATACGCTTGAATCCCTCCGGTCATGTTTTTCATTTCAGCAAAATGCTTCATGTGAGTGTTCTTTGATTCACCTTCACGGCCCTTAATCGCAACAACGCCCGAATCATACTCAGCGCAAAACGTGTAAACGTGATCGGACAAATAACCGCTATCGATCGCCGTTAATGCTATCCGGTAGCGCTGCCCGTCGTCGGCTTGGTATTCCTTGGTTTCAATGAACGTTTGCAGCCGGCCCCATGTTCTCTGATCGTCGTAGTCTGTGCAGTCACCTTCCCATTTCTCATAATTGACTAACACACAACGGCCGCCACGAGTGAAGCCCCAAACAGCAACAGCTAGCCAATCTCTTTGAACGTCAACGGTGCAACATAGAAACAAAATTTTGCTGCCCATGTTTTC